CCGTTGATGGTTTCGCCAAAGCTGGTAGCGTCTAGGGCAGTGCCATCAATGAAATGAACCTCTGCCATATAAGCATTTATATAGCCTCCAGTGTCCCATCTACCGATTTGGTGTGGTATTGTAGAGTTTACATAAGTGTCAGTGTTTGATGACGTATCAGTTGTAAGAGGTTGCTCAACACCATTCACATAAATAGCATTTGCTGATGTGCCAGTTGTTACGTCTACCTTTAGAACAATATGATACCACGCCCCAACATCCCTAAAAACAGAACTGGTAATCATTCTTACAGTAATTGAACCGCTAGTTTGACTGTAAAAATCTAAAGCACTAGCAGTGGTTTTCTGAAATGTGAATTGGTTGTTGCCATCAATCCTTGACCCAAAAATAATCTGTCCGTTTGTGTTGTCACAATTTTTATACCAAAAGGAAAGGGTAAATGTTCTTCTATTGCCAGCAGATGATGGTGTGCGAGTTAAATATGAGGTTGAACTATCAAACCTCAGAGACTGGTCAATGCTGTATGGGTAAAAACTACCGCCGCTTGCATACATCCAATGTTGTGAACCTGCCGGACCAGACATACGAACCTCTTAGCTGAACGCCAACTGAGGCGCACCTAGTAGAATAGAACCTGTAGCAGAAACAACGTAAGGCACGATGTCTCTTGCACTTGCCGCCGTGGACAATGTGATACCTGACCCACCAGCCGTTTCATAATCCGTACCCAAAGAAAGCGTCCTGCTTCCTGTTGCATCTTGGATGATCACGATAAATCCAGACTGACCGATTGCTTCGGTAGACGGATTGGCGAAGGTCACGTTGCCTGTAAAGGTAAGGACAAAGTTCTGATAAGTATCAAAGTCCAGAGTGACGCTGCCTGTGTTAGTGGTGTCTGTAAGGGTGTTGCCCTGTAAAGACTTGCTAAGTGTGACATCACCGCTGAATGTAACGCCGCCACTAAATGTACCCCCAGATGCGGCAGACACCGTGTCAGCCACGTTGAAAACATCATAGACCAAGATTTCAACAATATCGCTAGCCGATAGCGCGGCTAGGCTGGAGATTGTATTTGCTGTTGTGGTGTTATAGTCGGTGCCAGCTACAAGAAGCACACCGTTTAGGAAAACGTCTACATACGCGCCATCGCTAAAGTCCAGAACTTTGCCGTCATCATCCGCGCCGGATAGCGAGGTTTCGCCACCAGTTGCGGTGTAGTAGAAGCGGTTTCTAACACCAAATTTTTCGGATCGACCTATGTATGGCATGTGTTACCCCGCAATCTCTGTAGCACTAATGTAAGACATAAGACGTTCATGGATTCCATTATCAGTGTCTGTAATTGTCCTATTTAATGCAAAGTCAACAGCACCTGCTCCATATTGAAGTTGTAACCCAACTTTGTATGTTATCTGTGAAGTAGTGTTATGTGTGCTATCAAAATACTGAAAGAATGCCGCTTCTGGTGTTGACGTTACATCGCTAGAGTGCGTTCTGGTGGCGACTGATACGCCTGTTGGTCTGCTCCCAGCAGTAGTTGCGGCAAGTTTTGTCGTATCACGATAAAAGAAAAACGTGTGGTTCCACAAATCATTTACATCACCAAACTCACCCGTTACCATTGCCTGTAATTGAATGATGCTGTTGGTTGCTGATGGCGTGATATCGACAGTTAAATCTGTGAGTATGATTGGGTTTGCTGGTTCGGTTCCAGTGGCAGTGTATGTGTTTGACCCAGCAAACTGAGTGTATTGAACTTGCAACACCTTACCGCCACCAGCCCCTGTTACAGTACCAGTGAACGCATAGTCATCAGTTAAGTCTATGCTTTCAGACCTTAGTTTTGAAAGTGCCATATCTTACTCCGGCCAGTCGTTTATCGGCGCATTCCCTGTTGGATTACCATCACTGTCAACTGGTGCATCCCATAATGCCACAAAAGCCGCCATATCGCTAGCCCCATCAATCGAAGCCTCAATTGTGTTGCTTGCAGCACGAATCGCGGCACGAGCGGTAGCAACGTCACTAGGTAAAGAGTAGTCCGCAACCTCTGACGCCTTGATTACCATCCAGTCTGTAGGAGCCAGCATACTCGCAGCCTGCTCTTTAATGGTCTGCTTCCATTGTGACTTCAGGCCAAGTGTTACCATCTGGTCGCCATTTTCGTCTAAAAGCGGATCACCGTCCTCATCGACTTCGTTAACGTCCACGAGTGAGCGCTCAATCAGGTTGCCGTCAGCATCGCGGCCCCAATAGAAGCGGTTGTCAAATGGAGCCGGGTCATCTTCCCAAGTCAAACCAGCGGCGGTTTTATCCGCATCTGACCAGATTGACCAGTTCCGTGGATGCTGTACTCCGTTGTCATCAACCCACGCTTTACCAACGCGGATAGTTCTAGTGTTATACTTCCATGCCATAATACTATCTCCTTTTATCTGGCGTTGGCGTATTTAAATGGGGCTTCGGCAAAGGCGAGGTAGATGTAGGTCTGCCCGCTGGTGTTTATAGTTGAGCCTGTACCTCTTAATTTAAAGCCATTAGATATAAAATCTAACTCTATGTTTGAACTTGACACTTCAGCATCACTCAAGTTAGCTGAAAGCCTAGTGTCCATTACATTAATGGTTTCCCTTGCGCTGTCATAAATTGACCAACCATCAGTTCCACTTGATTTTTTTATCATAACCCAAGCTGGCCTAAACCCTGTGTAGACAAACGTGCCATCTGCGGAACCGTTGCCGACATATGCGCCGAATTTTGAGTAGCCTTCAACGCCGTGAAAACAGTAGGCTATCATATCGTTTCCACTTTGGTTAGCGGACGCGTTTAACCCTACAGTAAATACAGTAGATGTTGGTGCGGTATCATTCCAAACATCTACATTATCTACCAATGCGCCAGTGCCATTCAAACTTAAATAATCAGTCTCAGCATCACTTACTGCCGCTTTAACATAATTTAGCCAAATACGACCTGCGGTATCTCTATTTTTTACAATTATATGTTCTGGCGCAGATGAAAGGCCGTGACCAATAGTTCCAGCGGCACCCGTGCCAGTCCAAGACACAATGCTAAACCCAGCATCCTGATTGGCCGAAACGCTTGACGCTATACTTGGTACACCAGCACTATATGCGTCAACAGCAATAGATGATGCTGTGCCGCCAGCTTTCCAGTTCCAAGAAGCAATAGCATTGCCACTGCCATTTGCGGATACCGCACTGCCAACAGTAAAACCATCGCTATCAAACGAATTTAAGTGGGTAGATGTTGTAGCCTCTGCATTGCTGAGACTTGAATATAGTAGCTTACCAGCACCTCTAATAACGTCAAATAAGTTATGGTGCTGTACCGCACTTCTATTTTTAATCCAAGTAAAGTCGGGTTGGAACCCTACACCTGTAATGCTTTGCGCCGCACCCGTACCCGTGTAAAGCACAGTATTAAAGTGTTCGTCACTCGTTGTGTCGCTGTTCGGGCCGATGACTGGCTCTGGTAGGTTGGATGTGCAGAGAGCTAACGCCCCTGTTGGTGGCGTGTAATAAAAATCACCCCTTCCATTTGCGTCTTGTGCTTCGGCTGAACCAGATGTCTTTCTTCCTGCAAAACTACTGTCAGCACCAAAATTAAAACTAACTGTATCCCCATTCATATTGAAAGCTGGGCTTAAATTAGTGTGTGCTGAATTTATAGAAAAAGGCCCAAGAACTTCTAAACCGCTACCAACATCTGCTTGAAAATATATTTCCAAATTTTCAACATCTACAGTAACTCCAACAGGAGTACCTACACCGGGATTTGCAGTAAATGCACTAGTACCGCCTCCTGTAGCGGAACCTGTGCTACCATTTATTGATACACTTGTAGCGTTCTCTTGCCATAGATAGGAACCTGTACCACCGCCTACAGGCAAAAAGTTATTAACGCCAAATGTAACACTGTAGTCTCCAACACCTTGTCTTACACCACCCCCTACTGCTGTCATACTTTCAAAATACCATTTGCCAGTTTTAGGTATATGGAAGGTTGAATCTCCACAAGCTGTAGAAGCATCTTGTGCCTCTAAGTTACCTTGTGTACGGTTGGGGGAACCAACTGTTCTTAGTGCGTTAAGCGTAGCAAACCCATTAGTCGGGCTGTCCGGCACTTGGTCTTCTGCGGCTAAGCTGTTTGATGTAAAATGATTATTTTGACCAGATACATCCTTACCGAAGTCACTGCTGTCAGCATAATCCAGATAAAATCCGTTGGTGCCATAGGTTAGACTAGCGGCTGAAATATCCTTCGGCACCCATATGCCATTAACTAACTCCCCAAAATCATTTACATCGCCAATATAACCATCAAGAAAAACAGTTTCGGCTAGATAGCCGTCTATGTATGTGGCTGCGTTACTACGTTTACCGATGTAAGTAGTATGACCTGTATTTCCAAGTTTGCTCAAAGGATCTATTGAACCAGTGCTTGAATAATCTAATTCTCCATTTACATAAATATACACCTCATTGTCAGTGGCGTTCCAAGTCGTAAAAATGTGATACCACGCACTTGTATCTCTTAAATCTCTAACACCATCTTTAGTAACAACTCCACCTTGTACCCACTGTAGTTTTGCAGTTCCATTCGCAAAACCAAAACCATCAATACCAGTAGAACCCGCACTAATAATATGGTTGTAGCCAGCTACCCCTACAGGTTCTCCTCTTTTTACCCACGTTGAAAAGGTTCTTTTAGATGTGTCTGTTGAGGTGGCAAAATCGTTTTTAGTAAGATAAGCACTGGTGCCATCTAACCGCAGAGACTGGTCAATGTTGTAGGGGTAAAAGCTACCGCCGGAGTTGTAACCCCATGGACTTGAGCCAAAAGGACCGGACATGCTGCCTCCTAGCTGAACGCCAGTTGCGGCGTACCAAGTAAGATACGGGTAGTAGAAACCACGACATAGGGAACCATGTCAGTGGCGCTGGCCGCAGTTGATAGAGTGATACCAGATCCACCAACAGACTCGTAATCGGTGCCTAACGATAAGCTGCGATTGCCCGTGCTGTCTTGAATAAAGATAATTGTTCCGACTTGACCAACCGACTCTGAGGTTAAGCTGGGATTAACGAGTGTGACGTTACCTGTAAGTGTCAACACAAAATTTTGATAAGTGTCAAAGTCAAGCGTGACGTTACCTGTGTTTGTGGTGTCGGTAAGAGTTGTACCCTGAACAGCTTTAGCCAGAGAAAGCTCTCCGCTCAAGGTCAAGTCTGTAATTGACAAGTTAGTGCTTTCCGCCGGGGTGACGGTCTGCTTTGCCATGCCCTGATAGACAACGTAAAAATCGTCTGATGCGGATATGCTGCCTGTCATGGTCAGCGTTGTGCCGCTGGCTGTGTAAGCTACAGAAGGCTCTTGACGCACATTGTTAACAAAGACTTCCAACTCGTTGGAATTTAACACAGAGTTGTTCAGGGTAAAACTGGTTCCAGTGCCACCAGTTAAATCCTGATAGCTTACCGCGCTGTAAGCAAATGCGAGAGGATTACCCAGATATGGCATTAGGTGATCTCCATAATTGACAGCGTTACATCAATTGCATTAGCCGCTGAAACCTTAAACACATCAGTTGCTTCCATTACCACTTTGTTACCCGCAAGTAATTCCAGCGAAGATCCAGCCGGGATCGGAGCATTGGTAATAAGCTCGACATCTTGGTTAGCTTCGTTGTTGTTACCTGCGCGGTTTGCTGTGTCAGATGACAGTGTAACCGTTGCTGTGGTTTGACTTGTGGTTGTGTTGCCAAGGACAACACCCAGAATAACGGTGGTTGTCGAAGCCGCCACCGTGTAGATGTCATCAAGTGTAGTGACACCAGCTTTTGTTACAACTTTAAATGTATTTGCCATATCCTTATCCTAACGCGATTGCCAAAGCGGTGGCGTCACCTGACGCAATAGTGTTGATGAAAGTAGTGCTTGCTACCATAGTCGAGGTAAAATCTGTCACCGCCGCTCCAGAGCCATTCCCATCGCAATGAATGATACGGCTTTCGCCATCTGCAACGGTTACATTGGCTCCAGAACCCTGAGAAAATATAACGGACTCCCCAGAGCTATTGGTAACAAAGTAGAACTTTTCTGCGGTGTTCGGTGTTACTGTGATTGTGTGGGTGCCAGATGGAGAGCCAGAACAGATAATCATTTTGTTCATACCGTCAGAAACGGTGCCATCTGTTGTGGTCAGGTTTGAGCTTGTGCCACTAAGACTAAGCGTCACAACACCGTTTAGCGCGGTGTCAATAATATCAAAGTTTAAGTTAGTGGTATCACCCCAAGTTCCTGACTGTTCGCCAGTAGCTGGCTTTTCAATACCTGTTCTAGTAGTGTATGTACTAGCCATTTACGCGACCTCTTTCCAATCAGCCACCTGATCTGGTGTTATATTACTCCATACATCTGCATTTGACGGAGCAATTTCTGACCAAGAGGCATTCTGATCAGGGACTAACTGTCCCCAGATAAAGACAATACCAATATTTCCGCTTGCTGACAATCCTGTAACGCCATATGCGGACTCCAGAACAACGTTGCCAGAACTAATAGCAAGCGCCGGGCTTGTAAGCGAAACAACGACGTTAGCCTCAATAGACGCATCGCCAACTGCACCGGTAGCGGCTTGACCTGTGAGTATAGCCGCGGCAGGGGCTTCTGGAGTAGTGGTGGAGGCGGTAGCGGAAACACCCGTTGGGAAGACATTTGCGGTGCCTTCTACCTGTTCATCCCCAAAACCAACGGTGCTGGTAAGGCCGGTCTCAGTAACTAACGCACCACCAGCGGCAAGTGGGCTGCCTACGCCACCAGTAGCTTCAACTCCCGTAACTGTAACGGGAAGGGCTTCATTCCAAGCACCTTCACCCCAAGTGCCTCTGCCCCATCCCGTAATGTTAGCCACGGCTTACTCCGTTAGGCTATGCGGATAATGGCGTTTGAAGCGTCCGCTGTTGGGAACTGAATGGTAAATGTGCCAGATGTCGATGTTTTATCTGAACCAAAATCCAAAACAGCTACAGCCGCATTAGTAGCAGAGCTATTGTAGATCAGAGCGCCACGAGCGGTAATTGTAGCTGTGGTGAAGCTCAAATCAGCAAAGTCTGTAATAGCAGTTGTTCCATCAGTAGACGGAGTAACATTTGTCAACGTACCACCACCTGAACTGTAAGAACCGCTGTCAGCCACTTCGCCAGTTGTGGTAAACGCAGTAGTTGTAGCACCTAGCGTTGCAGTTGTGCCTGACTTACCGCCACCACCAATTGCGTACAAAGCAAGCTTAAAGGTGTTGCCTGTTGAGTTTGTAAAATCGTGTGTACCCGTTAGGAGTTGCGACTTAAATGAGGTACACATTGCTTGAGTAATTGCCATTATAGTCTCCTAATAAAATCAGCAATGTCGTTGTGACCAGCTTTACGCAAAGTCTGGCATATAGTACCACGCTCCTCGCGTTTAGCCAAGTCAATGTAAAATCGCACAACGTCTTCTACTCTGTCCGCAAAAACCTGTGCTTGCTCTTTAATAGCCGGGGGAGCGTCATCAGATACATACACAATCTTTTTACGCGCCATTTCAGCTATTTGGTCCGAAGATAATCCGCCATTATTAGACGTTGTTACGCCAATACTTCCTACGTCTATTCCTGTGCCAACACTAATCATTATAAGTCACTCCCGGAACATCATGTCTTCCAATAAGAACCGGATCATCTAAAGGCTCCGGCGGCCGTAAAACTTCTTTGTTTTCAGCTATATACTCGGACTGAGGCATGATCAGAAGATTGCCGTCTTTTATGGTCTGAACAAGGGGATCTGCTAGTCGATGGTAGCCGTATAGCTTTTCATTTTCGGGGACGTTTGTGTCCATAAAACCCGAGGTTTGAGCTATTTCTATCTGCATACCTTTTGATAAAGCTATAGCACACCAAAACTCACAACAGGCTCGACCCGCTTCAGCAAAATTTATGTTCTGTTTGTAGCTAAAATCGACACCGTACAAGTGCAACTTAGACACTTTCTTATTGTAGATGGCGTAAGCTATCGCATAGGCTACCGTGTTGTTAAAATAAGAATAACCGAGATCAGATACCACCTCTTTTAGGGGGTATAGCTCTATTTCGGGAACTCTCTCATCTAAGCAGCAAGAATAAATAGGCCCCTTGTTGGGCGTCTCTAGCAAGAACTCTTGAGCAATACCCGTCTGCTTCCCGGCTTTTATGTCGTCTAAGAACCGGCTAGCCGGATCCATCATAAAAGTTTTGTCCACGTGAAAAATAGCACCTATGCTATTTATTCCCCACACTTCATCAAATTTCTGCGAGTTTATGCGCGATAAGACGTACTCAGAAAACGAGCCGCCAAGCGCCACTATTGCTACGTTCATGTTTTTTGGATCCTCACTAACCCGTCGCGGTAAGCTTCGGTATTTTCTACGCCTTCACCATAATTCTTTAAGCGAAGAGCGGCTTCTTCAAACTGCTGCTTATACATCTGTAAAAGGTTAGGGTCCCCTTTCATAAAGATATAAGCCTCGACCAAAGAGCCATATAAAAGCGCATCTGGTGCGTTTTCCCCAAGCCACGACGTACCTGCCGCCCCCGTAATAGAAGCAGGTCTGTAGTAATAATGTAGTTCGACTGTGTAGTCCTGATCCGGAGTAGGAGCTATAAGAAAATTATCAACATCAAAAATGCCGTAGTATCTAGGTGCCCCGGTAGTGGATGACGTAGGCCAATAAGTTTGTAAAAAGTTTACGTCTTTTTGCTCTAAAAAAACGTGATCAGTGCCGGAGCCGTTGTTGTAAGACAAAGAGAAGGTCGCTAAATAATCTGTGGGCTGACTTAAAAACCGGTTGCCTGTAGTCATTACCGCGGCCACATTCCTGCGGAACACATCAAGATCTACAAGCTTCAGTATCTTCTCTTCCGCATTACGGATAAAGTTATCAAGATTGTTTACAAACGTGGTTTCGTCGTTTTCCGCATAATCTTGGATAGCTTGTTTTAATGTAGTTTGTGTATAACTCATAACGTGTTCACCTTGTAACCCAAACCGCTGTGAACTGTGCAATAGACATACAGTGTCGGGGCTCCTATCGCAACCTGTATTTGTGTATAGGCCCCCGCCTGACCCGGAGTTCCCGAAGTTGTCACGCCTGTGGTATATTCTACGCCGCCGCCGTGTGTACCATCTGGGGTCGTAGAGAAACGTAAGGGGTGTCCGGAGTTACTTGCATCCGACTGATCATAACGATATATCAAACCTTCGGTGACATCTCGCCCGGCCAAACCCGGACCGGAGCCGTCTTGATGATACTTATCTTGACCAAGTATGTTAACTACAGTCATTACATATGTCGCCGCAAGAGTTACAGGGGTGCTTATGGTTACCGATCCTAATCCAGCCGTAGAAGAAACTCCTGTAACCGCGGGAATTTGAGTTAAGCTGGTTGTAACAGACCCTAGCGCACTATTGCCGGTATTTCCCGTCACACTGAACGAAGTATTTTTTGTGGTTAATACGTTTACATTTCCTACGGTTGCAGCACTCGCAGGGCTCCTTAAAAATTGAACTTGAGTTAGGCTAAAAACAGGGAAAGTAATCGTTACATTCTCGTTTTCGTTACGGTCGGGCCTAGCGTCTTTTAGCGCTTGAGCATCAAACACTTTACGAAACGGCTCAAGTTGTGGATGCTTCGGCTCCCACTCATCTTTACCAACAAGCAAGCCATTCCACTCCCGACGCATATCTTTATACCGGTAACGGAAGCCTGACCGATCAGATATAGCGTAGGAATCTTTACCTGACGAAAACTTAGACATTAATTCGTCCTAAAATACTGGTACTGCGGTACAACATTGAAAGAGGCCCTGTCACGGTCCTCGGCCATTGCCCGCTCAAACTCCTCTTCATAAATCGCTTTTAGCAACTGAGCACGGTTCGGAGCTCTCTTGATAGAAATATAGTAAGCAAGCCCGGCTGCAAGACACGGGTATAATCGAAAAGGAACGTCCATTGTGTTGTTGTATTCGTCCGCATCATCCATTCTAGTCAGAGCGTCGTATACAATGATGTCTGTGCTGTTATCGGGAACCGGCCATACTTTTAGCTCTGGTGTAATCTGGCGATCCAAGAAAAACTGATTTGGCTTACCCGTCGTCGTTTTTGTCGGAATGGTTAAATAATCGTCTCGACTCATACGATCTAAGGCGTAATCCGTTCCGCTTCTACGAACAACCACAGACAGAACATCAATAACGTCTGCCCCCAAAGTGTAGTTACCCGTACCAGACGTTACAGCTTGCGTTCTCTGAGCGATTGTCCACTGATTTAAGCCTCTGTTAGCCCATTCAGCAAGCATGAGGTTCAAAGACCTACGTGCTGTCTTTAGGTCATACCCGGTGCGAACCTCTAAGCCGCAACGCTCAAAAGCTTCCTCGACGTAATCAGCTACGTCTAATTCAAAATTAGTGCTGCCAGAAGTGGCCATTTTACTTCTTCTTTACCATGCCGCCGCCGCGCATCTTTTTAACCATGCCGCCACCACGCATTTTTTTAACCATACCACCGCCGCGCATTTTCTTTACTGCGCCGCCCTTTTTCATCATCTTACGAGGTTTCATCGCCATTCTGTAATCTCCTGTATAGCTCTGCTCGTTTGTTGAATATGGCTTCTGCGTCATATTCGGCTAGGTAATTGTCATAATAACCTTTTTCCGCAAGTTTGTCTGCTGATTCTTGTAGCTTAGACAAGCGTTGCACAAAAATCATAGCATACTCATCTTCTACCATTTGCATAAAAGACTGGTCATCAACAAAATCATTTGCTTCATCGTGCGGGTGAAAGCCCATTACCCACGCGTCTCTTTCTATAAAGATGCCTTCCGAAATAGCGGTATTTAGGTCATCTAGGTAAGCGTGAAACCGTTCCGGGTCCTTTTCAAACTCCATATCAACAATAATACAAAGATCAAAAACGTCTTCCCATTGAGATATAGTGCTGTACAGACACTGATAACTATCTTCATACTTAAATAGTATAGCCACCTTATTCTCTTGCCACGCCTTCTGAGCATAGGGGCAGGCAGGTAAGTTATTGTAAAAAGGGTTAGGCTTCTGAAGCGTGTGCTCAGACCATGCGATAATCTCTTCGCAGATCTGTTTTTCCTTATCTATATAAAAAGCTAGCGCTGTCATGCTTGCGACACTGACCCTTTTGTTCTTTTCCGGCGGTTAGACATTACCGCCCCGCATCCTCTAGCCACAGCCGTCCCCGGTATACGAGCTCCGTTAAACGGCCGTTTTGGTGGAGTTACCGCCCCACCAGAAGCCATTTTTGTCACTTTCGCAGCTTTTGTGTTAGCGACTGTAGTTTTTCCTTTAGCGCCTGCACGTTTCTTTTTACGCGCTGTAGCAGCCCGTTCAGCCTTGCTAAGACTTTGAGCTTTACGTCTAGGCAAGCAACGGTCAGGGTTACGCTTATTCTTTGACGTACCGCACGGGCCCGCGATATTGCCGCTGCTATCAATTCTGACCCACTCTTCATCAACCCACTCCTGTAATTTTCCCATTATTTGCCCTTCTTTTTGCCACCTTTTGACTTTTTGGCATAATTAGGGTCTTTACAATACTTAGATGCCGCCAAATTCGCATAAGCTGACGGATATGTGTCAAAAGT